ACTGTATTTTTAATTGTATTAAGTGTTCTCGCCTATTACAAACAGCATGGTGTGATGGTCGCGCTCATTGTGATCATGTTCATATTCCATCTAACAAAATCGATTCTCGGTGTGAAACTATTGAAATTATTGTGGGCGTGCATCATTTATATCCCATGTCTCTTCTTAGATCTTGTTCAAAATTTTCAAGGCACTGTTGGAGATACGAGTCGCACAATTTGGATCATCGTCGCAATCGAATTACTGCTTATCGCCATTTTATACGGCGGACCTTACCTAGTGAATTATATTGGTGCTTCATCGTCACAAATTGTCGCGGCTCCTATATCCATCAAAAAGAAGTATGATACAAATCTCACGACACAAAGTAAGGAGATTTTCATATACCATAATACAAGGATTGACCGAACACCAGAAGATGCAGCAGCCAACTGCCCTCCTGAAGAGAAAAAGAGATACAATTATGGAATTTCCGGGTGGTTTTTCTTAAACAATAATGTAACAACTGCATCGAGTGATTTAGAAATATTCAATTTCGGAGATGTTCCAAAAATGACATATAATCCATCGAAAAATGAACTGAAGATCTTTTGTAATACACTTGATACGAAACAAGGCGGTAACGCTGGTAATGTTCCAAGAATCGAAGAAATCTATAATTCTAGGTCAAATAATAATGCGATGGCTATAGCGCAACGATCATCCGAACAAAAGAAGACAGCACTGCAGATGACAATAGAAGGTGAAGAGTTGGACGCAGATATTCCTCTTCAAAGGTGGAACTATTTTGTCATCAATTATGACGGAAAAAATATGGACTTTTTCATCAATAATAAATTGATATTCAAGAGCAAATTCATTATGCCAGATATTCAATTAAAATCTATCACAATTGGAGATACAAATAATAACCAAGGATTAAACGGACGTATTTGCAATTTCGCGTTCCATAAAATCCCTCTTACAAAAGAACAGATACGATGGACCTATAATATGTTGAAAACACAGGATCCGCCTATGATTGGTGGAATGAAGACGGTGGAAGATGAAGTCAAATCAACTGGTTCAACAAATGTATATTCATGATAGGACAAATCTACCTATTTACGCTACGTATTATTATATGTATAATATTTATACGAATAATTATTATATATAAATGAATTCCAAACTCGTTCTCGCAGTCATCGTAATTCTTCTATTGTTATATGTTATTTTCAAGGCTTTGACAACTACGTATACAAGTTTAGGAACTATGCAAAAATGGGGCAATGCAACCACACTACAAGGTTCCAACTTACCGAGTAGTTTTAAGGCGAATAGCGCAATTTCGATTTGGTTTTACATCAAGAAGTGGGTTAATGGAACCAAGGTCATTGAATTTCAAAAGAATACAGAGACAATCTTCCAAATCAGGTTTCAATCCGGCACAAACATCATCCAGATTTTACCAAGATCGGGAAAATCTGAACCTGATTTAGATTGCGATATTTCCGATTTTCCTCTACAAAAATGGGTGAACCTCATTGTTAGTTTCAACGGTTCAGCCATGGATGTTTATGTAGATGGTAAGTTAGTAAAATCATGTGTTGTAAATTTAGGATCAAAACTCAATGAAACGACTACAATTATTTTAGGCGACGCTGCCCGACTTTCAGAGGATGTTGGTTTCATCACCAATGTTAAATTGAAGGCTGATCCGATAGCGCCACAAGAAGCCTGGGATATTTACGCACAAGGATTCGGTGGAAGTCCTTGGAGTGATCTTCTCAATAAATACAAGGTTAAATTGAGTTTCATTGTAGATAATCAGGAACAGGCCAGTGTCAGCACATAATTAAATTCGAAGACAGTCTGTAAACAATGTATTTATGTTCCATGAATACATTGTTTTTTTTATTAGTTATATATAGTAATAAATATAAAAAAGCATCTATAAATAATGAGTGACGGTAGCGGAAGCAGTGGAAGCAGTGGAAGCAGTGGAAGCAGCGGAAGCAGTGGAAGCAGCGGAAGCGACAGTGGTGGATTTTTGAATAATATAACTTCAAGTTTTTCAAAACCAGGCGATGCGGGTCTTTCTTCATCGGGAAGTGGCGGATTTGGATTAAAAGAATTTATGGAGTCGAATAGTCTTGTTGCAAAATTCGCCTTTGTTTTGATGGTGTTTATCGTCTTATCTGTTTCAATCAAACTGGCGATCATCGGCGTATCGTATTTATTGCTTCCATCGTTGTCACCATTTGTATTGGATGGCACATATAATACTGAAAATGGTGTAAAATATATTGCACAAGATCCAGCCAAAAAGGATTCAATTCTTGTTTCTCGATCAATGAATGAAGATGGTGGTTTAGAATATACATGGTCGACATGGTTTTTGATTAATGAGGTCCCATCTCAAAAAGACCAATACTCAAGAATATTTAGCAAAGGTGGGCAAGGAACCAAATCAACTGTCGATGGTATATACTACCCCAATAATGCACCGGGATTGTATGTCAAATTTTCAAATGACACTACTGTGACAAATCCAGATAGAAAAGACAAAGGTGTCAATGTTACATTACTTGCCCTTGTCGATGTTAGTGGTAAAAATAACAGTTCTGATAAGAAGAATAATTTACACGAGAAACTGATTACAACCGATATTCCTATGAAAAAATGGGTGAACGCCGTTATTCGTGTTACAAATAACGTGATCGATTTGTATATAAATGGTCGCCTGGCGCAGCGTCGCAAAACAGTCGGTATACCGCTTCAAAATTACGGAAAGATAAACATTGGTGAAAGTAAAGCAGCGAATCGGTTTAATGGATACATATCTACTATTCAATATTTCAATTATTCCATCGGGTCGAATAAAATCAAGAGCATTCTGGACGAAGGTCCAAATATGAAGATGGTTACCAATACAGGGGACGATACAAACAATCCAAAGAATTTGAACTATCTCTCGAATAGTTGGTATATGCGATAATATTTTTTTACATTTACATATCAGCAATCGCGCGATATACGTGTAAAAAAATAGAATAAATGGGAGAAACACCTCCACCGCCAGTATGGACGCCGTCATTGTATCAATCGGTTACGACTGTCAACGGGCAACCTGTATATGGTGATGTATATTTAGATTCAACCAGTAGTGTCGGTGGAATTACACAGACGAACAATATATATTCATTAAACTATGTTACGACATTTACGATGATTGAAGGGACATTTATGATTGAAAATGTGCCGCCTGAACTTGTAAGTATGCGTAAAACGCTTATCGGAGTAATCCCATTGATCAGTCTGCAATCCACGAATAAGAAAAATGATATTGTCTTTTCATTTCCGACGAATAATTTTGCAATTTCGGTTGTAAGGTTTGACCGTGATTATACTGTATATCCACAGTCGTCGGGGTCGGCATATAATACAGTTGAAACTTCTGTAAATAGTGGTGGTAGTTCTATTGCCCTTACTTATCGCAATGCACTTGTCATTAATGGTATTTATGATGCATTAAATGGATTTGTTTATGGACAAAGACAGGCAACCTTCCGGATGGAAATGAAACAGGCCGTGTATACCGCGTCGGGAGTAGGTGATGATACGATTTCATATGCTGAAAAGAAGATAGTTGTTCCAATCACGATAATAAAAGCAAGTTCATCATTGTCCATAAAACCATTTTATGGCGCCGGAAGGTATACAATTCCAAATGCAGACATCAATGGTATTATTACACGAGAGTATCTAGATGGAAAATTAGATCTTAATTTTTCTGATTTTGCGATAACGACCCGTAAAAATGTGAATGTAGGGACAGATGACTACGATAATATTATTTATTATTTGAAACTGGATGGGGTGCGTTCGTTTCAGTTTAGTAATGATAACATCACTATATCTGGGAACCGAATTATCTTTAAAAAGGTTACATTGAATGCAGATAAGATAACATATAGTCCGATTCCGATCAAATTTCTCCAAGAGGAAACCGCAATATATGACCGTTCGAGTGAAAGAATCGGTGATTCGTCTGTATCTACGATAACAATACAATTGAATATTATCAAATCAACGCCTACATTTGTAGGTCAAATCCCTTCTATAAATACTGGGATATCTACAACAATCTATCGATTGGCTGATATGAATAAAATGACGTCAGAACGTTCGTTTGTTATTACACTACCTGGGTCTACTAATACCGATCCAGAAGCCAATTTTACGGTTAGATCATCTGACGTTGAATTATTGAAAATAGTTGCTGCTGGGTCGGTATATACTGCATTTATATATGGACCTGGTGTTGTTACTGTAACGATCACCCAACCTGCAACAACAAATTTCAACGAAAAATCCGCGATTTTTGATGTGAATATTTTTAATATAACTTCGTCAATTCTGAATTGTAATTATAATCTTTTCTACGCAAACCCATATAATCGTAATTTTTGGACACGATTCAAACCAGAATGTCGTTCTTCAAACTTATTTGATAATGTAAATAATCGGATGCTCACTGGGAGTGAAGTGGATGAAGTATATGATATGCGACGAAAGGTCGAAATTCTGAAATACAATAAAAATGTCGGTGGACTTACAAAGAGTCAGAAATACGCAAAGGCGTCGCGTGGAGAATTAATGCGTAAAATTGGAAATGAACGGAATTATATAAGTGAGACAATCGGGGGTATAACTACGTTAGTATGCCCTCCAACTAGTGCAAATAATCGGTTATCATGTGGGTTAACGACGGCGTGTGGAGTTCCAGGAAAAGAACGGTTGTTGTGTTATGACGCTTCTATCAATTTATATAACTATAAGCGCACATATCAATATCAAGCCGGACTTCAAGTTCCGTCCAATTTGCCAACGATTGTTTTAACTGAACCTACGAATCTACGTGTTAAATCGTTTGACAATGTCAATAACAAAGTAACGCTTGAATGGGACGCTCCCGATTCGAATGGCGGATTACCCATAGTTGGTTATGTTATCACCTTCTCTGAAGATAATAATAAGTGGACGCCTTATAAGAGTGTGTTTCCGTATAGACCAACCAATGCGGAAGAGGCGGCTGCCGCATCATATAACAAATTATCAGGTGAAATAAATGGAAATACTGTAATATTTGAACGAATACCGGACAACAATGTTGAAATCCGCGCAAATACGATTTATTATATTTCCGTGTTTTCGGGTAATGAACGTGGTTTATCGAGTGTTCCTGCAACAATCATCGTGAAAACATCAGCAGTTCCATCGATTATCGATAATTTAAGATTTACAAATTCAGCAGATGAACGTCAAAATTTGATGATAGATTTGACATGGTCAGACCCTATCAATACTGGATCTAGCGCTGGGTCATTTATCGGACCATCTATTCGCCAATACAATCTCTATTTTCGCAAGGTTCCTACGCTTACATGGACAAAACAGACACTCGATTTAAGTAATATTATCATTCCATCAAGCAACGCTCAACAGCGTCAATTTATTTTACGAAACTTGGAAAACCAAAACAAATATGATATCAAGATCGAACCAATTAATTCGATTGGCGTTGGACCCGAATCTGCGATTATTACAGGGAGAACATTAATGAAACCAAGTGTTCCACTAAATATTATAGCAACGTCTAAATACGGGTTATTACCGACACTGATAATAAATACTCCAAGAAATTATATAAATGTTGCTTGGAGTAAACCTGATAACGGAGGTAATCCCATTACCATTTACAATATAACAATTACTCCACCAACGGGTTCTTCTATCCAACCTATTACGATATCATATGATATCTCAAATTCATCTACTAGTATAACTTCATATAATTTGAATATTACTAGGTTAGGTCAATCTGAATTAATAAGCGGTGATTATTCTATTACAATGCAGGCGTTTAATGGATATTTAAATAGTAATGAAAGTGCGGCAACTATTGTAACACTTAGACCTACTTCCCAACAACCAATCATTCAAAGCATTATTGGATATTATGCTAATGGTTTACAGTATGCAGATTTGAAATTTTCTATTACTAAACCATGGGTTGATGAAAATACTATATCCACAGTTAGAGTGCTTGGTTTAAGTTTGCCATACGAGGTCTTTAGGAATATTAACGACCAACCTATTGCAGGAACCGGAGACCATACAATTCGTATTCTAGCGTTATCATCCAATAATGATTTCATTATAACGGTAGGTCAGATTTACACGCAAATTAAAATTACGCTAGTTTTTAGTTTGACTGGTGAAGAAAGAACTAGTGATGCATTTTCTTATTCACCTGAAATAAGATTATAATGGTCTTATTCTCTAAGTGTAGGATTTACGCATATATCTTGTCTTGAAAATACTTGTCCAGACATACATTTATCTCCAGGTTCTACTTTTGCACAGCTCCGAAATCCTCGATCTTCGCCAATGTAACAATAACCAGATTTGCCTGATTGATGTTTTTGAGTCACACTACTTGCATCATCTGCACGAGGTGACGGTCCTGAATAATTTCGTTGGGCTTTATCTAAAAATGTATATTTTGTATCGTCATTTACGAATCCTGGTTTTTTATCTGAACTGTTCGACATTTCTGGTGGAACAGGTGGGCGGTGACGAACTCCTGATGCAGTTTTTGATTTTGGAATCTTTGGACCATTATTCGTCTCACTGTCGCTATCACTGTCGCTATCACTGTCGCTGTCACTGTCACCGTGACCTACAGAGGATGACGCCGTGACCGGATTATTTGTGATACGAGATATAATTTCACGTCCTTTCTCCTCCATTGTCTTAAAAAATGATCTAAGTTTATCTCCCACTTCACCCATCCCTAAATGAAATTCGCTATTACTAGATAAACTACTCCACATAAACCATAGTATAATAATAATCAAAATCACTTTGAGTAGGGTTGCGAATGAGAAAAAACTTTCATCATCATCATCAGAGTCAAAATCAATCGCGCTTCTGTCGATGTCGAGAGAAATATCCGGCATTTTGACTTTTTTGAATGTATCTTGCGCATTTTCAGTAATATTTGATAATATATTACTACCTTTATCCATTTTGGGTCGAGATGACAACCCGCGAATTACATTTTCATTCCCGGTGGATGCGCCAATATTTGTGAATTTAAAACTAGGAAGTGACATTATACTATATATAACATACATTATTCATATGGATTATATTTACGTGGCTGCGGCGTCGGCAGTATTATAGGATTCGGAGAATCCGTTTCTTGATTTGGAGTCTTTCTTACGACAGTATTCATTGCATTTAATGTTTCAAGGCGTTTAATTGTGCGTTCTAAATCACCATTCTTATCCCCTTTATATCCGGCCGACGAGAATAGATAATCTGTATCTGGACTAATCTCATGCTGTTTAATTTGCTTGTATACAGAATTAATGTTTTCAACAGCAGTTTCAATGACAAACCTATCATTGATCATTTCTATTTTACTATCATATTCCGTAGTAAGAAGTGATATTGCAAAATAAATGATATAACGACGTTTTTTACGGACCCCCGGAGTAAAACGGATGCAATACAAGCGTAATAGACTATTCACGATTTTTTGGGTAAGTGGTGAATAATCATCGGTGTTACTGCATCGTGCAAGAATAATATCCCATATCATCCAAATGGGATCAAATTGGAGTTTATCATCCACTGGAATGTGCGATCGACGTTCACATCGACATGTCTCTTTCTTGACTTTACAAATCGTTTCGAATTCTACAATCCATTCTACCCAATAACACGCAAGAAGTGTATTTTTAGAATCACGAGAGATATGATACGCGAATTCGTTCATTGCAATAAATATCTCTTTCGGGTCTCTCTCTCGAAAAAACTCTTGCGCATAATCCACGCGT